CCCTAACGAAACATTCTTCGCTCATAATCTTCATCTTTGATGAAGCGCTTTAGCTCATAGGTCAAAGATAATCTATGCATTGGGGTTAAACTTTTAGTTAAATAAAGATAATTGCTAGGCAATCATCTTTTATAAGTAACAGCGGAGAATTCTATAAAAATTATTTGACGTGGTTCAAACTTTTTCTGCTCATGAAAGATTTATCTCATGGGTGTTAGGTCAAACGGATAATCTTGGTGTTTGTGTATAATAGTCATTTATATTAGTATATCCTTCTTTTACATATTTTTTATTTTTAGGAACTATTTCATTTTCATTTTCATTTTCATTTTCATTTTCATTTTCATTTTCATTCTCATTCTCATTCTCTTTAATATCTTTTTTAACTTTTTTTTTATTACATTGTCCTAGAACTAATATTAGAATAATAATAAGTATCATTACAAAAAACCAATATTCACAAATTAAATCGACGGTATATTTTTTTATTGTTTTAGTAAAAGGAATATCACTATTATAACTATCATTTAGTATTTTTTTAAGTTCTAGTTTTTCAACTAAGTCTGGTTCCATCTTATATTATACTATAGATAAAAAATTTATCGATGTATTATTAGAAATCATAACTTATTTTGTAGAACAAAATAAGTTATGATCAAAGCAATGTAATTGCACTATGTATTGAGGTAAAATTAACAAAGTTAATTTTAGTAAGTCGCAACTTCACTGATATGTAGGAGAAAATAATAAGGGCGTAGTCCCAATGAATTATTTGATACGTTTCGCTCATAATTAACTTTATAAATTGCTGTTTTGCTACAATTTATAAAAATTGATATAATTATAAAATATTATAATTATATATATATAGTAAATTAGATGTCAAGTGAATATATGATTGATAAAAATAACCGAAGATTAACCGTTCATCCAATTAATGATATGGAGATATGGTCAATGTATAAAAAAATGCAAGCATCGATTTGGACCGCCGAAGAAATAGATTTTAGTAAAGATTATAATGATTTTATTAAAATGTCCCAAGAAGCACAGTATTTTATTAAGATGATCCTCGCATTTTTTGCAGCGAGTGATATGATTGTTTCGATGAATTTATCTGAATGCTTTATCGATGAAATAACTGTCACCGAGGCAATTATTACCTATCAATTTCAAGCAATGATGGAAAATATTCATAGTGAAACTTATTCATTACAAATTGATAATATTATTAGAGATAAAGATGAAAAAATGTTCTTATTAAATGCATTGGATAATTTTCCATTCATTAAACAAAAATCTGATTGGGCATTACGTTGGATTAATAAAGTAGATCCATTTGTTCAAAGAGTGATTGCATTTGCTTGTGTGGAAGGTATATTCTTTTCTGGTAGTTTTGCCGCTATATTTTGGCTTAAAAAACAAAATATAATGCCTGGATTATGTGATTCGAATGAATTGATTGCACGCGATGAAGGAATGCATACGCAATTTGCTTGTTTGATTAAATCAAAATGTACAACTTATATTGATGAAACGATAGTACATCAAATGTTTCATGAAGCGGTTGCAATTGAAAAAGAATTTATGTGTAGAGCATTACCTTGTTCTTTACTAGGAATGAATAGTCGATTGATGGAACAATATATAGAATATGTGGCCGATCATTTATTGGTATCTCTAAATTATAATAAAATATGGGGAACTGAAAATCCATTTGATTTTATGGAAAGTATATCGTTACAAGGTAAGACAAATTTCTTTGAATCGAGGCCAACACAATACCAAAAAGCCACAGTATTAAATACTGGAAAAGAAAATATATATACAATTGATGATGATTTTTAATCAATAGAATTTGCTTTTGTAATTTTTATATATTGTTTTATAATATTATATCTATAGATATGGGAAAGTCTGAAACTGTATCAGCATCAATTGGTATAAAAATTTTAGTATCTGACCTCATATTACAAATAAATAAAACAAACTTTAATTTAATAAAAAAAATGATATATAGTGGATCAATTGAAGATAGTAATAGTTATTATAATGAAGTATATCGAAATATAATAGGATATGATGAGACTGATAATGAATTACCTGAAAATTATTTAGAATTTAAAGAATTTCTAATAAATAAGTTAAAAACTAATGGTTCCTATTATTTTCTCCTACATATCAGTGAAGTTGCAACTTTACTTACTAAAATTAATTTTGTTAATTTTACCTCAACACATACCAGTAAAGTAGAACCAAATTTAACAAATGGTTGTTTATTTGAACGATACTAGTTAGTTCCTGTAAAAGATATTTTAGAGACAGAAAGATGGGGATATGACAGATATGGAGTAAATAGCGCATCAAGACCACTTGATTTTGATTTATCGATAGATTTAAAAAAATATAAAGATATTAAATATTTTAGTATTATTTTTATTGTTAAACAACATTCAGGATAGTAAAATAAAAAATTGAAAATATTATTATTAATAAAGTTATAATAATAGTATTTTGTCCAATGGCTGCTTCAACTAAACAACCAAATAACAATACACACAAATATCTCATATTAAATAGCTGTTATGGAGGTCCTTCATTCAATGATGCTTTCATTGAAGAAGTATTTACAACATTTCCGCCTCAAACAACCAATTTAGGTAAAGAATTATTTCCTTCTCATACCATTATAGATAATGATGATACAATGGATCTATCACGTACTCTTCCATTTTTTGATTCTTATCATTATGTATTGAGACCTACATTTTTTCATAGTATCGATGAACCTGGTTCCAACCCACCTGAACTTGAAAAAAGTGGCTATATAATATGTTGCACTACAAAATCTTTATATTATCTCACTACGCATCCAAAATCTTGGCATTCTAACAATGAATTAATTCAATGGATCCTTCATCGAAAAGATCAACTAATATTGGATGAAAACAACAAATTTAAACCATATTTTTATAAAATGTTAGGAACTAATTTTAATTTTAGAAATAAATTTGAACTTTTATTTGAAACGATTGATACAATTACCGATACAAGTCGATACGTAGCAAGTCGTGGCTTCAAGTATATTGTAAGTATTGAATATTCTAATGTTGTATATGATTTTTATCGAGATGATGTATCGGGAAAAGATTTTGTATTTTATTTTCAGGATGATAAAAAAGAAAAAATAAATGTTGGACGAATCATATTTGATGAAAATAATTGGCGAGATAATAGTATTGTAACAGATGCTATCTTTAAAGTATATAGTTCGGATATATCGGGAGAATATAGTTCAAATTTAAGAATTGTATCATACAATAAAGATTTGGAATATAATTACATGGAATATGATGGAATTGAAAGTATTAAAACTATCTTACCATATCGCAGTATTATAACCGAATTAGCTTCAATGGTTATTTCTAGAGAAAAAATAGAATGTAATAAATTTACACAAATGATATTGGATGGTATGTCGTATGATGACTTGAAACAAAAATATGAAAAAGAGTATTAGATTCTATTATTTTATTTAATTAAAAATTGATTTATTATTATTTATTATATAATAGTTATATAATAAATAATGTTTGTAATTAAGAGAAATGGCATGAATGAGATATTTGACTCTAATAAAATACAAAGACATCTAAATTGTTTTGCATCACATAATACATTAGATGTAACCCTAGTTATCGATCGATTAGTTCAATCTATCTATAGTGGTATTACAACTACTGTGATCGATTCAGAAATGGCAAAAATATGTAGTAATATGATAACAATTGATCCAAAATATGGTAATTTGGGAGGTAATATTCTTACCAGTGCATTACATAAAAGAACAAGCGATGATTTTGTTCTTACAATGAATAACATAAATAAAAGCAATCCAAATTTACTAGATAGAAAATGGTTAAAATGGATTAATGAGAATATCAATATATTAAATGGTATGATAGATTATAAGAAAGATTACGATTTTGATTATTTTGGGTTTACCACTTTAGAAAAATCTTATTTATTAAAGGATGAGAGACCTCAACATCTTTTTATGCGAGTAGCAAGTTTTATCAACCAAGGTTCTATAGAGAATACACTTACTACCTACAATTTATTATCTAGAAAAGCTTATATTCACGCTACCCCTACACTGTACAATGCTGGAACAATTAGATCCCAACTATCGAGTTGTTTCCTATTATCAACTGAAGACAGTATTGATGCTATTACTAAAAATTGGACAGATGTTGCCAATATATCAAAGTGGTCAGGCGGTGTTGGTCTACATATAAGTAATATTCGAGCAAAAGATAGTATAATCCACTCTACTAATGGTAAATCGAATGGGATAGTACCAATGTTACAAGTTTATAATAATATAGCACGTTATATAAATCAAGGAGGTAAAAGAAAAGGTAGTATAGCTATCTATCTTGAACCACATCATTTCGATATATTAGATTTCCTTGAATTAAAAAAGAATACCGGAGCTGAAACAGAACGTGCTCGCGATTTATTTTTAGCTCTTTGGATAAGTGATCACTTTATGGAGCAAGTAGAAAAAGACGGTGATTGGTATTTAATGTGTCCCAATGAGTGTCCTAATTTAAATGAAACTTATGGGAATGAATATACCCTGTTATACAATGAGTATATATTGCAAGGTAAATATCGTCTTAAAATGTCAGCTCGTAAATTAATGGAAAAAATAATGGATAGTCAATTGGAAACAGGAACTCCCTATATGTTATATAAGGATTCAATTAATAAAAAATCTAATCAAAAAAATATTGGAATTATAAAATCAAGTAATTTATGTGCTGAAATAGTAGAAGTATCTAACAAAGATGAACAAGCAGTATGTAATTTAGCCTCTATCTCTATTGTCGAATCATTAGTACCTTTTAAACAATCAAGTAAATTTATCATATATACAAAATCAGGCGATGAATGTATTTACTGTAAATTTGCATTATCTTATTTGAAATATAAAAATTATGAATATATAGAAGTAAAACAAAACCCAGATACAAGCAGTCTCGATACAAGTAATAAAATTAGAAAAGTAGAATGCGATGATGGAGTATGCAATTACATTGCTATTATAAAAAATAATAATATTATATCCTATCCACTAATTTATTATAATGATATGATGATAGGTGGTTTTAATGAATTGATTGAATTTACTGCTAGTAAATTTGATTATAATAATTTATGGAATACATCATATGAAGCGGCTAAGAATTTAGATCGTGTAATTGATATAAATTTTTATCCAACGATAGAAACAAAATGTTCAAATTTAAGAAATAGACCAATTGGATTGGGAATACAGGGATTAGCCGATACATTAGTACAAATGAGAATACCATTTGATAGTATAGAGGCTGTTAAATTTAATGAAATGATAATGGAAACTATATATAATGCAAGTATGACAGCAAGTAAAGATATTGCAAAGGATAGATATAATCAAATGAAAGATCTTATAAATTGTAAAGATCCCTATATATTTAATACAATGCCTGAATATTACGATTTAGATTATAATTTTTATGATATGTACAGTGTATATGAAATAGATGAGATGGATCGAATTAATTCATTATATCATTTGTTAAAAATAAATAGATTTGAATTAAATATAACAAAAACATATGGTAGTTATTCTACTTTTCAAAATAGTCCATTATCACAAGGTATATTTCAATTTGATATGTGGAATATTAAAGCATCAATGTATGATTGGGATAGTTTAAGAAAAGAAATTGCCATATATGGAGTTAGAAATTCATTATTGGTAGCACTGATGCCTACAGCCTCTACATCACAAATTCTAGGAAATAATGAATGTTTTGAATGGTTTACAAGTAATATATATACACGAAGAACACTAGCTGGAGATTTTATTATTATAAATAAATATTTAGTAGAAGATTTGATATCTATTGGTCAATGGAATAATGAATTGAAACAATTAATAGTTGCTAATAATGGAAGTGTTTCAAGAATTAATATACCTACTATATTTAAATCGTTATATAAAACTATATGGGAAATAAAACAATTGTGGGTTTTACAACAGGCAAAAGCAAGAGGACCTTTTGTCGATCAATCACAAAGTATGAATATTTTTATGGATACACCTAATTATAAAAAATTATATAGTTGCCATATGTGGGCTTGGAAAAATGGATTAAAAACAGGAATGTATTATTTACGAACAAATCCAGCGGAAGGAGCTACAAAAGTAACGATTAATCCAAAGATATTACAAGAATTAGATAATTGTACATCTTGTTCGGGATAAATTGATATTATAAAAAAATTGAAAAAAATAATTGTAAATTAACCATTTCTATAATTATTTTTGTAAATGCCTAAAAAAAATAAAGGAGGACATAACAATACACGTGATAAGAAAAATGTAAGAATTGAAAAAAAAGAAATGGAATATGCTGATAAAACTCAATATTACGCAATTATTAAAAATAAACTTGGCAAATGTAATGGACGATTATCATTTAATGTAACAACATTAAATGGTGATATAAGACTTGCAACTGCTGGTCATACTCTTGAAAAACAAAGCCTATTTAGAGAAGGTGATTGTGTTATAATTTCTCCATTATCTTCCATTAATATGAATGGTAAGTATGAAATTCTATTTCATTACAGACCTGATCAAAAAAGTATTCTAGAAAAAGCGGGATTATTAAACAAAGTAGAAGATCCATCTAAGAAAGAAGAAATTAAAGAACTACCAAATGATGACAATTTCTCATTTGAAATTGATAGTAGAAGTAAAATGGCTGATGATGGTGATATGTTAATTATAAATGAAATGTTTATAGATGGCATCTAAGATGGCATCTAAGATGGCATCTTAGATGGCATCTTAGATGGCATATTTTTTTAAATAATAAGCGACATCTAATCGCTGTGATTACATCGCTGCGATTACATCGCTGCGATTACATCGCATTTATAATTGAATTGAATAACTTTTTATGATTATTATTTGTTAAATTTTCATTAGATGCAATTGCATCTTTAATCCCAATTTTATTAAAATATTTTAATCTATATTGATTAATATAATTTGCATAATTTCTAATATATTCCATTGGTTTAATCTTCATTAACATAAATCGATTTAATGTTTTTCGAATTAATACATCGGGTTCTATTTTAACATTAGATAGTCGATGTTCTATATACCAAAAACACCAAGCTAAACAATACCCACCAAAATCTCCCATCTTATGATTAATAATATTATTTTCGTCAGATATAGTTTGGAATCCAGATACTGGGAAATATATATTAGGTGGAACATAAGTTAAATTAGTGTTCCAAGTTAATTCTGTTTCTAATACTTGATCGATATCTCTATCTAATAAAGTTGTATTACCATAAGGATCAAATCTTTCAACTTTCTTTCTTTTAAAATCATATATAATTGCAGTTGCGTGTAATCCATTATTTGGTAATCTTAAACTTAATATTAAAAATGCATATTTATATTTCGGTTTTCCATTTATCATTTTGTTCATTGCTCGATCTATCAATTCATTTAAATAAGGATGAATCCAATAATTTGTATTTTTATTCCATACAATTAACCAAGGAAAATTATTATATACTCTTAACATTTCATCAGGTAATAAAAAATTATTATCCCAATTAGGTACTATATCGAGCCCATCATATGTTGGTATGTAGAGATCATCATATTTATTTTTTAAATACATCATATAAATAGCAATATCGGTAAATCTAGCTTGAAACATATTACTAAGACTATAGGGCGTAGTTATCATCTTAATTATTTTATTTTTTTCTAATATAATTTTTACTTTTTTAATATAGTGCCTCCATTTATTATCTTTTATTTTATTTAAAAAAGATAATTTAATAGTATGATCGGTAGATATTTTTTTAACATACGTACTATATTTATCATAATTTAATTGAACGACTAAATCTAATGGTGTAATTTTATCAATATTTGGTTTTAACCAATCAGTATAAGATGACATAAAATATTTTTCAATTGTAGGATCACCTTTATTTAAATATAATCTTATTTTTAAAAGAAAATGTATAATATTATCACCATTAATATCTGTTTCATTAAAATTATGTTGCTTCATAATTTTTTTTACAATATACCGTGCAATCATATAATCATTATTTTTGATTGCAATATTATAGGCTACTATAAATATATGACTAGTTGATATTGGACTATATTGATCTAAAAACTCTATTGAGCATCTAGATACCATATATTCAACCAATCTAATATCATTTAATAATACGATTGGATACGTTATATTATAACCCATATCATCTGCATAAGTAAAAATATTATTATTCTGTTTATAAATAGAATCTAATATAGATATTGTATTATCAATTGATAAATTTTTATTTATTGCTAAATTAAAATATGAAGGTTGAGCTATATAGATCGAATAATCAAATTCTATAGTATTTATTATCAATTTAATAATATTATAATTTCCGTATAAAAATAATAAATCTAATGGTGATATGTGACGTTCCGATGAATAAGTTTGAAATAATATTTTCCAATTAACTGTTAAATTTCTTTTAATTAATTTATAATAATTAGTAGAATTTTCTCTCATAAAAAATAAAAAATTTTCATTACTTTTGTTTTTATTATAAATATATCCAGGATATGTTTTAATAAAATAATCCAATATATCAAATTTATTTTCCATTGCAGCTAATATAAATCCATTTACACCATAATTATCAAACATATTAATTGGATATTTTGTTAATTTTAATGCTGTTAAATTATCGACAATAATTAAATAATGGAATAAATAGTTATCATTATATATTGGTTTTATTATATTGTATTTTTTTAATTCAGATAATTTTTTTATTTTACTAATTTTAATAAAATCTATTGTCATTATTATAAAATAGAAAAAGTGATTTGT